GGTGGACCCTTGGATCAGGCGACAGGCATCACGAGAGCACTCGCTAGAAGAATATTAGATAGAAGAGGAATTGAGATAGGTAAGAAAGATCCAATAGATGTATTTACAGATACTTTTGGTGAAGCAATTAACGATGTTAATAATCTTGCTGAAGAAATGATAGAGATAGATAACAGAGGTGGCGGTATGAAAGATATGGATCAGATGCTAGAGATAGAAGGTCTGTTTGATATTGAGATACCTAAAAATCCAAACAAAGGATTAACAGATGATGAGCTGTTAGAATTAATGAAAAAAACCGAAGAAGAAGAAATATTAAAAGATTTTGATCCAAGCGACAGGGAACCAAACGCAGCTGGTGGTTTAGCTGGCATATTAAAATTATAATGAAGATTCATGAGTACAATGAAATGATGGCGTATCTTTTACGTCCAAGAACAAATATGATAAAAGGTAAAAAATCAGGACCACCACCAAAATCAGGGCCAACACCTCAAGGGTTGAATATTAACTACAATACTGTTAAGACAGTAAAACTGGAGAAAACAAATGGCAGAAATAGACAAGTCTTTACCGAACGTAAAGCAAACAATAAACGTTCCTAGTCCTGAAGAAGTACAAGTAGAAATACAGGAAGAGCAAAAAGAACAAGATCAACCAATCGACGTACAAGAAAATGAAGATGGTAGTGTTGATATAAATTTTGATCCATCAATTGGTAGTAGAGAACAAGGTGAAGATCATTTTGCAAATCTAGCAGAGCTGCTTCCAGAAGAAGTATTAGATCCAATCGGTCATGAGTTATATGAAAACTACACAGACTACAAAGCATCTAGAAAAGATTGGGAGACTTCTTATACAAAAGGTTTAGATCTTTTAGGATTTAAATACGAAGAAAATACAGAGCCATTTAAAGGTGCATCTGGTGCAGTCCACCCGGTGTTAGCAGAAGCAGTCACACAGTTTCAATCTTTAGCATACAAAGAATTATTACCAGCAGGTGGTCCAGTTAGAACTGAGATCGTTGGAGTGCCCAGTCCAGATAAAGAAGCACAATCAGTTAGAGTCAAAGAATTTATGAATTACCAGATCATGGGTGAGATGAAAGAGTATGAGTCTGAGTTTGATCAGATGTTATTCTATTTACCACTAACAGGATCTACATTTAAAAAAGTTTATTACGATGAAATTATGCAGAGAACAGTTTCTAAATTTGTCCCTGCAGATGATTTAATTGTTCCGTATACGGCTACCTCATTAGACGATGCGGAAACAATTATTCATGTGGTTAAGATGTCAGAAAACGAATTACGAAAACAACAAGTCGGTGGTTTCTACAGAGATATAGAACTAACACCAGGCAATGAAAACGAAACAGAGTCAGAGAAAAAAGAACGAGAGTTAGGTGGCATGAGCAAAGGTAGAGATCAAAGATTATTTACTTTGTTAGAGTGTCATGTAAATTTAGATATCGAAGGCTTTGAAGATATGGACACACAAGGTGAGCCTACAGGAATTAAACTCCCCTATATAGTTACAATCGAAGAGGGATCACGTGAAGTATTATCGATTAGAAGAAACTATGAAGTGGGAGATGTTACAAGAAGTAAAATACAATACTTCGTACATTTTAAATTTTTACCAGGTCTAGGATTTTATGGTTTTGGTTTGATACACATGATTGGTGGATTATCAAGATCAGCTACTGCAGCATTAAGATCTTTACTTGACGCTGGAACCTTGTCTAATTTACCAGCAGGATTCAAGATGCGTGGGATCAAGATGCGAGACGAAGCACAGCCAATTCAACCAGGAGAGTTCAGAGACGTTGATGCACCAGGTGGTAATTTACGAGATGCATTTATGCCATTACCATTTAAAGAACCATCAGGAACATTATTACAATTGATGAGTGTTGTTGTCGGTGCAGGACAAAGATTTGCATCCATCGCGGATTTGCAAGTAGGAGAGGGTAACCAACAAGCAGCAGTTGGAACAACTGTTGCACTGTTAGAACGTGGATCTAGAACAATGTCAGCGATTCATAAAAGATTATATGCTTCTATGAGACGAGAATTTAGTTTAATGGCGAGAGTTTTTAAACTTTACTTACCTCCAGTTTATCCGTATGATGTTGTTGGCGGTCAAAGACAAATCAAACAATCTGATTTTGACGACCGAATAGATATATTGCCAGTTGCTGATCCCAATATATTTTCTCAAACACAGCGGATATCACTCGCTCAAACGGAAATGCAACTGGCAGCTTCTAATCCTGCCATTCACAACCAATACGAAGTTTACAGAAATATGTACGAAGCGTTAGGTGTAAAAGATATTGATTTAATTTTAAAAAAACCAGAACAACCAATGCCAAAAGACCCGGCACTAGAACATATTGATGCTTTAGCTGGCAAACCTTTTCAAGCTTTTCCTGGACAAGACCATCAAGCGCATATCACAGCACATTTAAACTTTATGGAAACTAATATGGTCAAAAATTCACCGGTAATTGGTGCTGCAATACAAAAAAATATACTTGAACACATAAGTTTGATGGCACAAGAGCAAATTGAGATAGAATTTAGAGAAGAATTACCAAAATTAGCGCAAATGGGGCAGATGGCAATGCAAAATCCACAGCTTCAACAAGAAATGCGTATGTTACAAGAGAAAATTGAAGGTAGAAAAGCAGTTTTAGTGTCAGAAATGATGGAAGACTTTAAAAACGAAGAGAAAAAGATAACTTCACAGTTTGATAATGACCCAATCGCTGCATTAAGAGCAAGAGAACTAGATTTACAAGCAAAAGAAAACGCTAGAAAAGAAAAAGAAGGCGAAGAGAGACTAAATCTAGACAAAATGAGAGCTATGATGAGTGATCAGAACCAAGATGAGAAGTTAAAACAGAATGAAGAGCTTGCAAAACTTAGAGCAGACACTTCAATACAAAAAACTATTTTAGGTAAGACGATACCATCAGGAGATAAGATGGCTAAGAGTGTTTCAATAATTAGAGGTCAAGAATAATGTGGTTTAGTGCACTTAAACTTGGATTAAACGCGGCAACGCACATCTATAAGAAAAAACAAGAGACTAAAATGAAAATGGCTGATGCACAGTTGATGCATGCAGATAAGATGGCCCGAGGAGAGAGCGAGTACCAGGGCAAATTGTTGGAGGCCAGACAGTCGGACTGGAAAGACGAGTTCGTGCTCGTCGTATTAACGCTCCCGATATTAGTGATCGCCTGGGGGGTCTTTTCGGACGATCCGGGTGCGGCTGCAAAAATAAAAGAGTTCTTTGAGCAGTTCCAACAGCTCCCGTCATGGTTCACAAATTTATGGATCCTTGTCGTCGCGAGTATTTATGGTATAAAGGGGACTCAAATTTTTAAAAACGGAGGAAAAAAATGAGAAAAGACTACGGAACAAGAAAAAAAATGATGGGTGGCGGTATGACTAAAAAAAGAACTATGATGAAAAATGGTGGTTTAAAAATGGTTTCAAAGAATGGAAAAAAAGTTCCCTTCTTCGCTGCTGATGGTAAAGGTGCAAAAGATCTTGGCAAAGCTAAAATGATGAAAGGCGGTCGTGTTAAAAAAATGGGCGGCGGTATGTCTAAATTAAATCCAGGTCTTCAAGCTTTTATGAAGAAAAAAATGAAAAATAAAAAAGCGTAATGGCTGGGCCAGGTTTATACGCAAACATCCACGCTAAAAGAAAACGTGGTGGTAAAATGCGTAAGAAAGGTGCAAAAGGTGCACCGACTGCAGCAAACTTTAAAAGAGCTGCACAAACAGCGAGGAAAAAATAATGACTAAATTATGTCCTAGAGGTAAAGCCGCAGCGAAGCGAAAATTTAAGGTCTACCCAAGCGCATATGCAAATGCATACGCTAGTAAAATATGTGCAGGTAAAATTAAAGATCCTTCTGGTGTAAAGAGAAAAGATTTTAAAGGACGTAAACCTGCTGCTATGGGTGGTAGAATATATCAAGCTGGCGGTGGACTTACTGAAGCTACACAGAGACTAAGAAGACAAGGTCTAGGTATGGGTGGCAAAGCTTGCATACAAATAAAAGGTTTTGGTAAAGCACGAAGACCAGGTAGGTAACCATGGCTAAGAACGGTCTAGATAAATGGTTCAAACAAAAATGGGTGGACATTGGAAGTAAAAAGAAAGATGGTTCTTTCTCAAAGTGTGGTCGTTCTAAACAAAAAGCAGATGCAAAACGTAAGTACCCAAAATGCGTCCCACTAGCTAAAGCAAGACGTATGTCAGAGGGACAAAGACGTTCAGCAGTATCTAGAAAGAGAGCAGTTGCTCAAGGTGTTGGTGGTAAACCAACTAACGTAAAAACTTTTGCAAAAAGAAGTAAAGCAGCAGAGGGTGGTTACATGGGCACTTTTATAAAATTAGATGTGGATGGAAAAGTATCTGGAAATCCAAGTTACAAAAAATATTATAAGGGCATGGTGTAATGAGACGACAGGATAAAATGCCTGCTCGAAATAAAAAGAATTTCCGTCCAACGGAAAAAGGTGCAGGAATGACAAGAGCTGGAGTTGCTGCATATAGAAGAAAAAATCCAGGCTCAAAACTAAAAACAGCCGTGACGGGTAAAGTAAAACCTGGATCTAAAGCTGCGAAGAGACGTAAGTCCTTCTGCGCAAGAAGCGCCGGTCAAATGAAAAAATTTCCGAAAGCTGCTAAAGATCCTAATTCTAGACTACGTCAGGCTAGAAGAAGATGGAAATGTTAATAGATTTTATTAAAAAAATATTAGGACTAGACAGATTAGACTATAGACTAAGAAGACTAGAAAGAGTTAAATATTGGAAGGAGAAATATGAAAAAACAAAAAGCTAAAATAAAAAAAGTTATGAAAGGTTTGCAGAAGGCATCAAAGACTCATGCTGCTCAAGCTAAAACATTGAAAGGAGTAATTAATGGCGGATCCAAAAACAGGAACGGGAAAAAAGCCTAAAGGCTCTGGAAGAAGATTGTATACGGATGAAAATCCTAGAGATACAGTTAAGATAAAATTTGCAACACCCGCTGATGCAAGCGCTACTGTTGCAAAAGTAAAACGTATTAGTAAACCTTTTGCAAGAAAGATTCAGATATTAACTGTTGGAGAACAGCGTGCCAAAGTTATGAAAAAAAATAAAGTCGCTGCTATATTTAAGAAAGGAAAGGAAGCAATAAGAAAAAATGAGAAGAGCAATACTAGAAGCACTTGAGGCTAGATTCCAGTCGCATGTGTCAGAAGCAGAAGCAACAATAAAAATCTATTTAGAAAACTCTGTAGGTATAGGAGAACACCCACAGCATATAGATGAGATAGATAAACAACTACAAAAAATCTCTGAGGCTGAAGAAAAATTAGAAGCTCTCAAAAGATTTAAAACAGAAAGAGTAGAGTTATAATGGAAGATGGATTAACAATTGTATCTAGAATACAAAAGCTAGTAAGAGATAATCTACAAGAAGTTGGTAACATCCTAATTAGTGGTGGTGTTGACAACATGGAAAAATATCAGTATATGTTAGGACAAGCAAGAACGTATCAATTAATATTACAGGAAATCTCTAACCTGCTAGATAATAAGGAGCAAAAAGATGAAAAAGGAACCGTTATCGACCTCAACAGCAGAGGTCCCAAAACATAAACCAGCTTTATTAGATAAAATACAAGCTGAGAAAAAACCAGAAGTAGATCTATCAAAAAAAGAAGCAAGTAAACTACCAGAACCAACTGGTTGGAGACTTTTAGTTTTACCTTTTAAGATGAAGGAAAGAACTAAAGGTGGATTATATTTAGGACAAGAAACATTAGAAAGACAACAAGTTGGATCTAATTGTGGAATGGTTTTAAAAGTAGGTCCACATTGTTATGATAAGGAAAGATATCCTGAAGGCCCTTGGTGTAAAAAAGGCGATTGGGTTATCTTTGCAAGATACGCTGGATCAAGAATACAGATCGATGGTGGGGAAGTAAGACTGCTAAACGACGATGAAATTTTAGCAACCATCGAAAACCCTGAAGATATATTTCATCAATATTAAAACATAGAAGGAGTAAACTATGCCAGACGAAGAAAAGAAAAATGAGCCCATGGTTGACATAGATACTTCCGGACCGGAAGTAGAAGTTAATCTTGAGCAAGAAACAAAACAAGAAGAACCAAAGGAAACAATAAAAGTCGAAGAAACAGAACCGAAACAAGAAATAGAAGTTAAAGAAGAAACTAAAGAAGAAGAAACAGAAAATAAGAAAAAAGAATTAGAAGACTATAGTGATGGAGTGCAAAAAAGAATTGCTAAGCTAACTAAAAAATGGCGTGAGGCAGAACGTCAAAAAGAAGCTGCTTTAGAATACGCTAAAGGAGTTAAAGCTCAGCAAGAAAGTTTGCAGTCTAAATTAAAAACTATAGAACCAAACTATGTAAGTGCAATGGAAGGCAGAGTAACATCTGGATTACAAGCTGCTCAAGCTGCGTTAGCAAAAGCAAGAGAAGCTGGTGATATTGGTGCTGAAGTAGAAGCACAAAAGATGATCGCAAGATTAGGTGTAGAAGAGGCAAGAGTTGCTAATCTAAAGAAAAAAGCTGAGTTAGAACCGAAAGAAACTGTTAAAACTCCAACTTTAGATCAAGCTATAGCACCTCGAACTGCAGAACCAGATCCAAAAGCTGAAGCATGGGCAGAGAAAAACCCATGGTTTGGATCAGATAATGCAATGACTTACACTGCATTTGACTTACATAAAAAACTAACCGAAGAAGAAGGGTTTGATGCGCAATCTGATGAGTATTACAAAGAGATTGATAAACGTATGAGACTT